GCTAGCGTCCCCACCCATGTCTTCCAAGCTGGGGCACCGTTATTGGGCACCTTGGCCCCACTGATGGACAGGTTCCAGTCGTTCCAGTAGGCCAGATGATTGCCTTGCGGGGGGTCCGTCAGCAGCAGGATGGATTCGTCGATTCCCTTTGGGCGTGGCGTATCAGCCAGTAGGACCGCCGATTCATCGGTCACGGGTGCCCGGTTCGCCATGTCCATGAGTTGCGCCAAATCCCACGCGGTTTCCGTGGTGTGGCTCAGTTCAGGGAATGTCCCGAGGATCGCCGCGTCATCGCTGGTGTTCCCGGTGGTCCCTCCCACCCTACGAGAGAGTGTCTGGAACCATGTCACCCACGGGGCTGTCATGAATCCATTACCATCCAGCATGGGGGACCATACCGGGGCAGGGGGCATGAAGTTCGACTGAGCCGCCGCTAGCGTAGCAGCCGTGGCGTTCTGGGCTTCCTGCGTGGCGCTGGGAGTGGTCGGGGTAGGTGGAACCGCGCTAGATACGCTCCCAAGCGTAGGAACTGGACCCCACCCAGCGGGTCCAGTGGCCCCGCCGCCGTTGGGATCTTCGTTGCTGGGAGTGAAAATAGGCATCAGTTCACCCCAGGCGCAGCGGTGAGTTCCATGCCGAGCAAGGCGATCTTCACCGGATCGCTGCCGCTGACCTCAAAAGTCCTGTTTCTGGACTGGCCCAAACGGTCCCATTTCACACGGAGTGAATACTGCCCAAGCTTACCCAGGCTCTGCGCCCGTGGGCTAGACCAGGTATCCCCGTAATCATCGGAGTAGCGCAGTTCCACCTGGGGATTCACACCATTGGTGGGAGAACCGTCTAGGCCCTTGCCCGTCATACAAACGAGTTCGGCCCGGTTATAGAACACCCGCTTGCGATTTGCGCTGATATGCGGAGCCCTCCGCAACCACTTTAACGGATTTCCGTTGTCCGTTCTAGTATCCGAATCGAGGGAATAAATGTTGCCGTTGGCATAGTCGCCCAAAACATGGGTGTTGAAGGCGAAGGCGTAGCACTCGGCCCGATCCCGCTGGAAGTCTCCGCTTTCGGCAAGGTAGGCCCGTTCATGCCAGCCACCCGTGGCGATGTCATAGACCCAGGAGGTATCAGCATTGGGGAAGTTCAAAACGTAGAAATTGTGGCCAAACTCCTGATACACCCAGGCCGTAGCGGTTGAAATGTCGCCATAGTTCTGAATTGCCGTTTCCACAGCATGGGTGCTGATCCGCTTCGGCTGGTAGCCCTGGGCCATCCAGACGATTCCTGCGCCATTGGTGCCAGCCCCCACCCATACGATCGAGTTCGCCAGTTTCCGAAGGGTATGGGCCGCGATGCAGCCATATTCGATGAATGCCCCATCAATCCGGTTGAAGGTGGTATCCGATCCGGAGTTCCAATAGACCTCGATGGTCTTTGTCCCGGCAACCCAAAGCTGCCGCTGGTTACTCAGAACCGCCACGGTGTTATCAGGAGATCCCTCTGCCGTGATGAAGTTCAGGGCATCGCCATTGAGCCCATCGTAGAGGTTTGACCAAAAGAACTGACCCGTGTTGGGGTTATTGAAGATGAAGTAGCCATCCTGGAAAGTGACCGTATCCGCGCCGGGGAACCAATCACCCGTGATACGTGTCAGGCTTCCATCCGCAAGACTCAGAATGTAGCCATACGATCCATCCACAATGCAAAGCTGGCTGGTGTTATCCGCCATGGACACGGGGCCGGTGGAGGTCAGCAGATTGCCAGCCTTGACGAAGTTCCACGGGGTGACAGCCCGATACAGTTCCGAACCCGAGACAACCGCCAGAACTCCATTGGCGAGGGTATACATCCCACGGATCGGTCCATCCCCAACCGTTGCCAGCAGCGCCTTGCCGGGAACCGCCACAAGGTAGCCCACTTCACCGTCCACGGCTCCCTGGCCCTCATCAATCTGGGGATACAGGTTGATGCACCTCTGGGCATCTGCCGGGAGGTCAGCCAGTTGGTATGAGTTACCTACGAAGCCGCGAAGTCGCATCAATAGGGCCTGTAATCCTTCTTCTTGGCGTATTTCTTCATGATTTTCTTATCCGCCTTGAGGTCAGCCTTGGAGCCTTCCTTGATGCCCTTGGCCTTGTCCATGCGCTCATCTTCCTTCTTGGCGGCCTTGGGGGCGTTCTTGGGTATTCCTCGTTCGATTGCCATTATTCGATCCCTTTCCATGTTTTTCCCTGAAGTAGCAGACATGTTGATCTGTAGCCAAGGCCGATGGCCACAGCCTGCTTCTGGGGCTTTCCAGCGGCCATCTCGGTTTTGATGTTGGCTTTGATCGCAGCCTTAGACTTGCCCTTCTTCAGCGGCATGATTCCCCCTTAATCCAAGACATAGCCACGGGACTTGCGCCAAATGTCAGCACTTGTCCCGTTGCCCAAAATCACGGAATCCGCGCTCCGGTAGGTCGGCTCCCAATTCATCCGGCGAATCAGCGTCTTAGCCTGCTGCGCCTTGGCAACCGTTACTGGGCTCGGGTCTTTGCCATATGAGGGGGCCAAACGAAGGGCCAGAGACGGGACCATGGCGTCTTCGTATCCCTGCGGGAAGACAACATCGGTATTGACGCTAGTGAACTCGGGAGCCTGCCCCCACAGGTAAAGGACCACGTTGTTAACGGTCTGAGGGATGGGCCAGAAAAACAGTTCATTCAATGGATAGTTGCCATTCGTCCATACCATCAGGGGGAACGATGAATTGACCTGTTTGACGCTCATATCCCGCCATTGCTCGTCATTCAGGATGTCGATGGGGATTTCTACAGCGGGAGATCCGAATAGGACAGACACCATGTCAATCTGCCCAGGACGGATGGGAGTCGTGGTAACGAAGTCACCCCCCACACCGATGGTGTAGCTCTGCTTACCAATCACCAGCGGGAACTCCTGGCGGTTCACCGTGTAGACCATCAGATCTTCGATGTTCCACGCCTGAATCATCCGGTTGAACTCTCGGAGGGCGTGGGAGGCGGCAGCAGCGTCGATGCTTTCGGTCGGGTCCAAGGCACCGATTTCGACCAGCGCATCATTCAGGATGTCTCGGACCTTCGTCATGGTTATTCCCTCACCTTGGGCTTAGGTCCAGGCTTCCCCTTCACACGCTCGGCAGGCTCGTGGTTATCGGGCAAGGCCGATTCGGGCTTTGGGAAGTCAAGCGGGGTGTCATACCAGCCAGCCCCAAGGGAAGCCTCATACGCCTCATTGGGGGCGATGACAGACCGTCCATCGGGGTGATGCAGCCAGCGGGGATACTCGCGGGTCATACCTCGTAACCTCCAAGGTTGCCGTCCCATGTAAAGGAAGTGGTGGCGGCAGGAGTGCAGACGATGCTTACCGTGGTCGTTCCGTCCGAATTGCCGACGATGGCCAGCGCCTCGGGAGGGTCGACATAGATCGGGGAGTTCAGAACGCCTGGTCCAGCCACCACGCTGAACTTGAACAGGCGCGTAGTCCCCGCCAAGATGCTCACGGTGCCAAAGTTGGTAGCGGTCGTGGCGAAGGTGGTAAGCCGGACATTCGCCTCGGCATAGGACAGCAGGAACTTCTTTCCGGGGGACACAATGTGACTAAGGATCACCTGATCCGCCGTCACAGCGGTGGTCACCTTGACCCCGTTTTTCATTACCGTTGTGCCTTTAGCGGCCATGGATCACCTCAAAGGTGCCGGGGAGCCGAAGCCCCCCGGCGTGTTCAGGACTAGCTGGCGTTGCCGCCCAGGTTGCGGATGTGGACAGCCCAGTAACCAGCGCCCTCGGCAAAGGCCGTGACACTGGAAGCGATCAGCTTCAGCTTGCTGGTGGCGGTTCCGAACAGCTTGGAACCGGAGGCCACAAAGGCGGTGGACACGGAGCCCTTCGCCTTGGTGCCAGCAACGGCAGTAGCGGTGCCAGGGACCACGGTCCCATCGATGTAGGGCTTGAGGGTCGCGGTCTTGGAGCCGGTGGTGATGGGGGTGACGCACACAAACTCGATGCCCGTCACCTCAAAGGGGTGGCCGGGGATGAAGTCAGTCAGTTCGTCGCCGTTGGCGATAGCGGAAGCAGCGAAGACCGGAACGGTCATCACATACATTCCAGGCTGATCATCGCTGATAACGGTCTGGTAAGGGGTCGAAGTTGCCATGTTGATCTCTCCTTAGAGTGGTTGGGGTTAGCCCTGGACGCGGCAGGCGAACTGAGGCCGCAGGGTGGCCCAGCCAAACAGGACGTCCAGACGGTAAAGCTGATCGTCCGTCCGGCCATCCCAGAACTCGGAGACGCGGATCGAGAAATCGAGCTTGCTGGACTTCATGCGGGTGGAACCCGGAACAGGGGCGAGGTCAGCGGAAGCCAGGACGAAAGCATCCTTGTGGAAAACCACATTCAGGGGGCTCACGAGGCCGCTATAGGTGTTGTCATTCTTGCCGAACACATACACCTTGGCGCTGGAAAGCGGCAGGGCGCTGATGTTCTGGTTGGGGCCGGTGAGGGTCAGCGCAGGGCTGATCGGCAGGGTGGCCATGGCACCGCTGGAGTCGGAGGTCGTGGCAGTCACAACGAAGTCCATGAGCTTGCCGGTGGACTGCTTGGTGACGGCATTGACGGCATACACGCCAGCGATCTGGATGACATCGCCCTTATTCAGGGTCGAAGCGCCAGAAGCCCAGCCGGAGGTGCTGATCGTGGCGTCCCCATCGGCGCTGTTCGCGGCCATCACGGGGGTCGAGGAACCGAAGGTGCCCACGGTGTGGCTGGGAACGATCTGATCCGCGCTGAACTTCATGCCAGCGGCGATGCCCATATTGCCTTCCCGATACTGACGAGCGATGTCCACCGCGCTCTGGAAGCGGGAACCCAGGCCATCCACGAGAGCGCTCTGGGTGTCAAAGTCCAGAATGGCGCTGATGTTGTCATCGATCGGGGCACCAAACTTCGCCATCTTGGCGAAAGCATCCGTGAAGGGCTTCAGGTTGGTGGGGGCGGTTCCGGGGGTGCCGGTGGTCTGATACAGGCCGCGCACCAGTTCAAGGCCCTGGCGGTCGATCTCGGACACCACGCTGGAGATGCGAGGCCCCATGATGGTCATGAGTTCATCAACGTTGAGGGTCTTTTCCTTGCTGGAGAGCTGGAAGTCAGCGCCGCCCTGCTGGAGAACCACGGGCACGTAGGTTTCGTTATTGCCAGTAGGCTTGGCCACCTTGCCACTGCGGTAGGTGCCGTAGCCGGGGATGCGGATGTTGGCGGTGTCGCCGGACTTCGCGCCATCCTGCTTATACTGGTCATCGTAGCCACGGTTCACATGCTTCATGAACACGCAGTTGTTCTCGATGTATTTCAGGGCAGCCTTGGTGATGTTTGCCCTGTTGTTAAAGGTGTTAGTGATAGGCATGGGAGGTTTTCCTCAAAATGCCAGGTCGGGGGATCAGTAAATGACGTAGCCCGAATCTTCCTGGGGGGCCGCAACGCCGCCATGCGTAGGACGCATTGGGGGCGGGGCCTTGGTGGTGGGTTTAGGGGGCGGGGGTTCAGACTTCGTGAACCCCGCCTCGATCCGTGCAACCGCAAGGGCAGCAGCGGACGGGGACATCTGGTTGATGCGCCGATAGTCCTCAGGATGGGAGGCAAGCCAATAGGCCACTTCCGCGCCATGCTCAGATTCGACCAGCACCCCAGCGACAGCGGGTGAGGGGGATTCAGCAGAGTCCAACGCATCGTCGAAGTCCTCATACTTCGCTCGCGCCGATTCTTTCTTCTGTTCCCAGGAATCCAGAACCTTGGCGCTCTGTTCCTTGGCTTTGACTTCCGCTAGTTTCTGCTCCAGTTTCCAGTCAGCCAGCGCCTCCACCCATTCGGCATGGGTTTCAAAGTTCTCGATCTGCGGTCGGCCATCATTGATGACTGGCTTGGGCTTCTCGGGATTGGCGGCTTGCTCCAGCTTGGTCAACCGTTCATGAAGAAGTCGGTTTTCCTCGGCTAGACGCTCGGCCTTGGCTTTGGCCCTGGCGGAACCCGTTAGCTTCTTCTTCGCCTCGATCTGCTCCGGGGTTTCCTCGGGAGGTTCTGGATCAGATGCGGCTTCGGGTTCAGGAGCAGGCTCAGGGGTAGGCTCGGGTTCAGGGACAGCGGCTTCTTCGCCGTCCATCTCCGGCTCACCGATGAGTTGGTATCCTTCGTCCTGTTCAGGCATTGCTTACTCCATGCCAGCCGTGGGGCCAGCGGTTACGGGTTGAGCCCCAGCGGGAATCGCCGGGGGAACTTCTGCGGGAGCCTGGGCAGGCTCAACCGGATTTGTGTCTGGTTCCATTGCCTCGGCAGGCTGGGCAACCGCGCTGTGAAGATACAGGGCCAGTTCAGACAGTTCCTCCTGCTGCTGCCGCAATTCGGCAAGCTGGGCCTGGAGTTCCGGCATGGCACCATTGGCACTAATCTGCGCCTGGACCTTGATTAACTCGGTTTCATTGTTCATCCGGGCGATCTCAAGTTTCGTCTGGGCATCCAGTTGAGCCTTGGCCATGTCCTGCTAGGCCTTGACGCTCTGGATGTCTAGCTCGTCCTGGAGCTTGTGGACCGCCTGCGTCAACTGCTCAATCATCTGTCCCGATTGCTGAAGCTGCTGTTGGACCTCGGGCGGCAACTGAACCCCGCCCTCCGGTTTCTCTGCAAACTCGGGAGGCGTAAGTCGCTTGGCCAGTTCACGCGCAATGGGTGAATCCATCGTCTTGGCCACCAGATCGGGAGCCTTCATGGCGATAATCTGACCCAGCGGCCCCTGCGTCATGCCCAGCAGGAAAGCACGGTCCTCCTGACGCTTGCTCTGGTAGGACGGTCCCGCGCTGATCGTTACATCGTATTTGCCGGTGCGGAGATCAAACACCTTCCCGATGGCTTCCTTCTGGTGCGCCTCGGCCTCATTCAGGATGGGTCCATTGATCTTCACCGTCTTTTGGGTGCCATCCTCGCCAATGATTCGGACGATCCGTTCCGTATCGTAAACAGACCGCATGAGGTCCAGGATGATGCGCCCCTCATGGCGCTGGGCTCGTGCCAGATTGTCCTGGAAGTGATAGTTCCCAGTCTCACCCTGCGCCTGGAGCCGCTGGATCGCTACGCCAGACTCAGAGCCCTGCCGGTTACCGATAGAGGGGTCATACATGCCCAAGGTGCCCTTGAGCCCCTGTTCTGCGCCCTCAAGCGCCCGTGTAATGGCCACAATCCCAGCCTCGGGACTGATAAAGGTAGGCCGGTCCACCGGCTGGCCCTCAATCATTGGCTTGTATTCAAGAATGGCCATTTGCCGCTTGTGGGCATCGTTCCAAACCCGCTTATTCGTGACCGCGCCCTCAGGGGCCAGCCAGGAACTCAGGGGAATGAACGCCACACGCTCAACCTGGGCGGTCAGGAGGTAGTTAAACCGCTTCTGAGGGTCTTTACCTGGCCGCACAAGGCCGGCCCATGTCCGCTTGCCGTTCTGCTTAACCATCTTCCCCAGAACAGGGATAATGGGAATCCACCGGGCGGGGAACTCGCCGCGCTCCAGGATCTCAACGGCGGTGCATTTGACCCACTTGACCTGAGTCTTGGTGATCTGCCGCTTTTTACCGTCACGCTCGATGGTTTCCGGCTTTTCTTCCTTCCAGAAATACTCAACCACCAGACAGGCGGTGCCGTCCTCGTTCATCCAGTCAGGTTCATCGTCGCCAATGGACCGCCAAGCGTCATTCCCAACCGTTGCCAGTTTGGCATCGGGGAACTGGGCCTTGAAGTCCTCGGTGGAAAGCCATTGCTTGACCCCGCCCCACTTGGCATCGTTGAAGTCAGCCTCAACCGCAGCCGGGTCCATGAACACCATATGGGGATCTTCGATCAATTTGATCTGGATTTCCTGCTCATCCCCGTTGGCTTCGTCCACGTAATCGGTGCAGACCCGGTAGAACCCACGGCCAACCCGCACGGCAGACTCAAAAGCCGTGTCATATGCGGTATCAGCATTGGAGTTGTATTCAATGTGGCGGATCAAGCCTTGGATAACCTCAGCAGTGTCCAGATCCCCGCCACCATCGACAGGATTCACCTGGACAGCGGGGCGGTTTTTGCGCTGCTCATTGCAAACCTGGGTGATGAATGGCCCCAGGCGATCTTCAGTCAGACATGGGCGGCCCTCTGCCTCACGGGCTGCTCTATCCGCATCGCCCCATTGCGTTGTAGGGTCACAGAAGCGCAGATCATCCAGTTCTAGCTCCCGCTGGACATCCGTGGCCGCGTTGTCAATCTCCACATGCTTGCGTATGGTTTCCAGCAGTTCCTTATCTTCCAGGCTGGTTTCCACGGTTTCAATGAAGCCGATGGCTTTCAGAACCTTGCGGGAGGTCTTGGCGAGTGCGCCCATCAGTTAACCCCCAGCTTCCGGTAAACCGTCAAATCGCGTTCCTCATGCTTGGGTTCCCAGTCCTCCACGCGGGATACCCTGCGCTCAAGGGCCGCCTCATTCGCCTGATAGACCGCTACATCCTTCTTTAACTCAGCCACTTCCTTGCGGATGGCAGACACTTCCGATAGGATCTGGCCAGCAATGAGGACCGCCACCCCAGCAGCGCCCACAACCATGGCATTCTTGGCCTTCGTCCAGGTCAGATCATCGGCGGTCATCGTCGCCCCCCCACGTAGCCCAGGGCGATACCTGCGGCGAAGCCCTCAATGCGCCCCGTCCATCGGGATCCCTTAACCGCTTTCTTCCATGCCTCCGTGGCCGCTTCCTGGGCCAATGCTCGCTTGCGTTCCGCCTCAAAGGCGGCTTGCCACTGTCCCGACCGGCTCTTTTCGTCCTCTAAAGCCAACTTCAGGCCCTTAATCTGCCCATCTTGCGCCGCTATAAGGATCGTTTGGGCGGCGATAACCTCATCTCGATGATCAGCGGGAATAGGCGCATCGTTGGCCGAACCGGGACCAACTGGATCAGGAACGGGAATGCTTGGCTTGGCCGCCAGGAGTTTGCGAAGCCTCGCCACTTCTGCCCGTGCCCTATCCACATCTGTCTGGGCCTGCGCCAACTCCGCTTCATGACTCGGAATGGCTTGGGCCTGACTGACATGGGCATTGGCTTCCACTTCGTGAATGGCCGCTTGATGCTCTGCCTGTGTCCCTTGGTTGCGGTAGCATGACTCCAGCCCAAAGGCAAGCGCCCCCGGTAGCCCAAGGATCAACGCTGCGCCCACCAGCGCCTGAACGATGCGGGGGCTCATGAACTAGACTCGCAAATACGGCAAGGGGAGGGGTTTTCATCAAACCTAACAGCCTTTATGGAATGCTCCCCTAAAAGCATGGCCTTCATGATCCGATGCCTACCGTCCATAATTTCGCCATCTTCGTCCAAGATGATGGGGCACCCAAGATCCGCACTATTCACGGCCTTCATGTGCATTACCATGTCACGCAGGGTCATCTTTTCGTAGGTGTTGTAAACATTGAGGTGATTTAGTGGTATATCCATCACTTCAAGCCCACGCGACAACTCAAAAAGCCTTGCAACGGACCATTCGTGGTTGCCCAACCTCGCAACTTGGATATCGGTTGGGATAAACTCTTTTATCTTCATAGGTCTATCTCAATCTGGAATGGATCATCCATGCCCCATCCCTGTAAAACCGTGAGCATGTTTTCATCGTGGACGATGACGAAAGCAAGCGCACCAAAGGTAAATAGCCACGCTAAGGTGACGAAAAGCTGAGTCATGAAGAACTTGAGGGCACCCATTCTAGATCCCTAAAGACGCCAAAGGCTTCATGGAGCAGAAGCCTAATCACGGCAAGTGAGCCCAGAATCAGGGCGCAGAAGATCCACTTAGCCATTCTGGGCCTCGTCTTTCTTCCGGTAGGCAACCCCGGCAAGGCTGGCTGTAATGCCGCCCGAGAAGGTCAAAGCCGCCACAGCACCAGATCCGAGGTCGCCATGGGTACGCACCCAGAATGCGCAGGCGACACCAAGGGCCAGCGTGACCCCGCAAAGGCACAGGGAAGCGATGGCAACCACATGCCGCTTGGTGGATGGCTCCCCGTAGTGGGACAGAACCCGCTGGAACCAGTTCATAAAGTGGCCCCCCTGGGTGCGATCCCATCCCCGCGTCCGGGAAGTTCCTGGGGTTCGTGGGGAGCACTAAGGTAGAACTTCTTAAACGACTCTTCGTCAAAGATGCGGGCAAGCTCGGAGGCGAACCTCTTAGCCGCTTCAACCTGAACATCTAAATATCTTTCTCGCCAGTTATTATCCGCAAATTGGTTCATGCGATCACCTGGACGATGGACCCTTCCGGGGCCTTCTCCTTGACCTTCAGGCGTCCAGCGCGGGGCACTACAATACAGCCCTTGGACTCCTGACCGAATTTCGTCGTGTCCAGCGCGGGACCATGGAAGTA